TCCAAGTACATTTGGATCCCCTTCTTCATAAGAAGGATCTGAAGACGAATCATCGACGTGAAATATTTGTCGAGACATTGCCCGCCGTAGCACGGTGTGCTCACAAATAGTTTGATTTCGGACATGCTTTAGTGAAATTACATTTTTGACTCTAAGTGCTTTTTGATGATGATCTCTATTTTATTGAGTGTCGGGACACTCAATCCGCACATTTCACACACACCCGCTTTCGTCACTTGGTCGCTCATGGTCATGTAGATGCACGTCGAGGCGACGCTTTTCGGCGTCTTCGACATGAGCTCGACACAATCTTCGAGTTCCGTGCACAGCTTATTACACGCGTATCTCTGTTCCCTGTTCGTTTCAAAATTATTGAGCAGACGCTGCATGATGTCCCGCGGTTTCGTCGCCGTCGACGTGTTCGCGTTCACCGTCTCCACTTTGGTATCGCCACGCATGACGTCTCGAACTAATTGTGCCGTCCGCGTGACGTCCTTTATGTCGATGTGGAACATATTCGCCACCTCCTCCGCACTTCGAGGGAACGAATGGTGTTTGCAACTAAGTAACACGCAATTAGCCTTGACTCCCTTCCTCACGCCACCTCGCGTAAGTTTTTCTTGTGTGAAAAATTTGTAGAATCGTTTCGCGTCGGAAAGGATGTTATCGGGAAGATGTAAGTGACACGCCTCGTCGATTTCCTTATACGCGTGATATAGCGTGCGATCCTTGTGATTCATGCTCATGTGTAAATTGATTCGAGACAAACGCCTGTTCTCGTATCTCGACACCTTCTTCGCCCTGGTCGACATCACCGTCGACTTCCCCCACGACGCACTGAAGAGATCAGGATTCGCATTCGGGTGTATGCATCTACTCGGGTCAGATACCCGACCGTCGTCCGTGAGTCCGCTCGTCCACTCCGGTGATTGGTCGATGTACGAGTCCTCGATGAGACCACACGCCGAACACGTCGGCAATCCTTCGGGTGAGATCACCTTCACCCCCTGACATTCCACGCAGAAATTCTTCACCAAAATGTGTTGTGCCGGCTTTTCGTTTTCGTGTTCATCGTTGTGTTCTTTTTGAAGTTTGTCTAAATCAGACCAGATTGCAGCCAGCATGTTGGTAATTTAGTCGGGTATGTAAATTTTCGATCAAGAGCGCACTTGGGGGTATGAGACAGTAATTTCCTTAATGTTGTGAATACAAAGGATAGCGATGTTTAGGAATAGTGTAGAAATGTGACATACTATGTGTCATGAGGAAGTACTGATATAAGAGTAAAGGCGATATGTAGATGAATTGAGGGTGATCCAGCGCTGGCAGCGCGGTGTTATCCACGGGCGGACCCGGAGACGGCTCGTCCGGCGCCTCCGTGTCGTGGCTCTCGGACTCGGGTAGTTCGGACATCTCCCGTGGTGTGAGACACGGACTTTCATCCGATCCCTCAACGAGCGCGGTCTCAAATACGCTGTTGGGTCGCCGTCGTCGCTTCCGTGGATCCGATTTCTTGCGCTCGTAATATTTTTGTGCATGGGACGCGACCTGTACGCACGTTCTCGAGGGCACGTAGTGTGTGGATATGTCTTTCCATCTGCCCTTTCCGAAGGTGCTCAGACCCATGAGGAACGCGCTGTGTTCTTCGCAAGTCCACGGCTGCGGACGCTTCTTCGGGCGCACGGGTGATCGCACCATGACGCGCGCGGATATGGCGCGCCTCAAGGGGCGTAGGGTTGATCTTGTTTTTTGGCGGGAAAATTTTGAAATTTCAAAATTTAAATAAATCCAGTCTTTTTTCGCTCCTCCGGTGTTTTGATGACGTACATGATCAAAAGGAATAAGAACGTGGAGACGAGCGCGTATTCGATGTCTTGCGTCGCACTTAACGCGATCGCGACGATCGAAATGTAACGGAAGATTCGACTATCGAACATTCTCTGAAGATTCTTCGGGATAGAGATGGCGTTTCCAGAGAAGAGACCTTGGTAGAGAATGATGAGCGTGAACACGATGGGTTGCGCTCTGAGCACGGACTCCGCAGGCGCCGTGATCGGTGAAAATATGTTCTTGATCTGCATTTATATAGCACTTGAAATTAAATTCATGAGCGTCTCAATTTTCCGTCGGTGGGATTCACTCTTCACGAGCGACGGGCACTCGAGGAGTTCGAGGATTCGGTCATTATCGTCGTCGCGATCACTCGGTGCTTCGAAGTTTCGAATGTAATCGGCGACGATGTACACCACGCCGTCCGCGAATTCTTCTTCAGCCATCTCGAGCCAACTGTCCTTGTCCGTGCCCCACGTCCTCGGATTGTCGATCGTTCGAACACCGTGTCCATATTTTTCACGTCCCAACGCCAAACGCTTGCGAATGAATTCCATCTCACATGATTACGTGATCACTCTTTAATCATCTGAGCATCATCACACCGAGTCCACATGCTATCGCGGTGAGAACGTGAATCGAGTCCACCGTGAACGGTCCGATTCGAAACAGTCGATACGCCAAGGCGTGGCACAGATTCTTTTCACCGCGATTGCCCTTGATTTTCACCAGCGCGTCGGGACAGTATCGGACATTCCTGTTTGTGCTCTTCTCTTGGGTCATGACATTGTCCTCGTCGGTCCAAAACGAATTCTTGCCGTCGATGATTTTCCGCACACCCGGGATACGAGATGAATCCATGTCGAAATGATCGGAATATTTGTGCAGTAACGCTTTGCGCGCACCGTCCCTCGTGACGAAATACGCAGCCGCGGATGCGGACATTCGACCCGGTGCACCACCACCCTCTGGACAGAACCCGTCGCAGTGAAGGAATAAGAAATCCCACTGCAAATCGTCGCCCCTGAGTTTGTCTTCGAGATATCTTCGATCGATGAAGAGTGGGTACGCGTCGTCTTCGAGAATGAGCGCGACGGGGCTGATTCCATGCGTGAGAAAGTGTTCCAACGCCTTCAGGTGCGAATAGCAACACCCAATGTTACTCTTCGGCATGATCGCTCGGGCGTGTGGTTTGAAAAATCGTTCGAGTTCGGGTTTTTGAATCTCGTGGTACGCGTAGCCGTGCACGCGTATTGGCTCGATTCCAGTCTGTCTGAGATATTCTCTCTGAGTAAGGAAACGTTCGGGCTGTGTGTCCATGTTGATCGCGTACGTACTGAACATCTTATTGTTACAACAGGAAATTACTCATCGTCTTCCATGTCCACGAATTCTTCATCGTCCACCGCCTGATCGTCGTCGTCTTCATTCTCTTCGACGTCCATGCCTTCAAAGTCTTCGTCCTCGTCTTCGTCGTCGTCGCGATCGTCTTCGCCCACGTCTTCGGCGATGATATCTTCATCTTCAGTCGGAAGCGGTAGTTCCTCCTCTTTTTTCGCCTTTTTAGCTTTGGGCTTGGGCTTGGCTTTCGGTTTGAAAACCTTGTCGAGGTCGAATTTCTCGCATACAGACCGAATTCTATCGTGTCGTTTGATGATTTTTTTCAAAAAAGCATCATCCGCCCCAAGTTTTTTGAATGCAACGACGAGCTCTTTGAGCGGTGGTTGCTCGGACTTCGACCAGTACTGTGTGAAAAGATCGTTCAGCACGCTGCCGACGACGATCGTCACGTAGTCGGTCTCTTCATCGACGACGAGCTGTACGTCGAGTTGCACGGCGTCGTGAAACGTTCTCCATGCCAATTTTTCGCATTCGACCGTTGGTGGCGGTGGCGACTTTTGCCGGTACACTTCGGGGTCGAAGCGCGTCGGATCGAACGTCCGTCCCTCGGCACGAGCGTGTCGCTCGTAGAGCGCGATGTAGTCGTCGAAGCGATAGATCGGCGCCGGCTCGTACTTGTAGGAATCAGTTGGCGGTGGGTTGCATATCGCGTCGAGGTCGAGCGTCGGCATGTGAGAGTACTTATTTATTGCATATATATCGTTCACTGGAGACTAAAAAGTCTTTAAAGTCGGAATAACCCTCGTTTTTTGGGTGTCACATTTTTTCGACTCATGTTCGCGTGATTTTCAATCATGCGTGCGAAGTTCAGGGTCAGCCACTCGTGCAGTGCGGCGGTTTTTTTGACCGAGTGATCGACGTTACGCCCACAGTCCGCACCGTGCGACCACTTTTCGCACCAGCGCGTCTTGTCTTCCGGTGATAGACCCTTCCAGCCGATGAGCAAGAATTCTTGGATCGCACTTTTGAAGATGAGTTTTTGCGTCGTCAGATCGGATCTCACGAATTCCTCAAAATTTTCAAACTCGTTCATGAACCAATCGAGCACGACATACAATTCCGTGATCGAATACAGATTTTTCTCCTTGAGTTCTTTCTTACCGTCGGCGCTTCGTTTCTTGATGTTGGCGTTGACGTATTCAAGTCGGCGATCGAACGCGTGGAAGAGGGCGTTGAGAAACTTGATGATGTCGTTCTTTTTCTTCGTCTGCCATTCCGATGAAAGCATGAGCCTCTCACACTCCGGAAGTGCCTTTTCGAGAATGTCTTTGTTTGATTTTGCCGTCGTCCCCGGGTTGAGAATGCGATTCACGAGTCGGAAGAGTGTAAAGAATTCCTTCTCTCGTTCGTTCATCGTCGACGACACTCGAGTGAGAGGTGCGTGAAACATCGGTAACAATTCATACTTGAGGTACTTGACGAACGGAGACGTGAACAAGCGAGAGTTGAGTTGTTCACCATCGCACATAGTCAGACCTTGGTTTCGTCGATTGAAGAGGATTTGCCTGTGCTCCGCAGTGAGGTCGTAGTAAAAGCACAAATTGATAGATATTTTGTGTCTCCAATACGAGATTTCCTTCTTACTCATATCCTTCAAATACCGCCCGTCCATCGCCGGCAACTCCGATCGGTCAAACATTTTGACCGTTTCGAGACGGTGCCCAGCGTCGAGGAGTTCGTACGTATCCGTCGCGGAGTTGACGTTGATGAGCCAATTTTGATCCGCCGTGAGTTTGCATCGAAGAGACTCGATGTATTCCTGGCGCTGTAAAGTGCTCCACCCCTTCGTCGGATCGCGCTGCGCGTCTGGAAGAATGAACAAGTTTTCATGTTCTTCGTTGTCGACGTGCTCCGCCATGATGGTGGCGATCGTCTTGGAGCCGTGGTCGATGCGCAGATTCCTGAATTCCTTCGCGGGGATGAAGGACGGCATGATGGTTGTGTGGTTGCGCGTCGACGCGTGCGTGTGTTGCTTTGCGTTTTCACGGGCGTGGTCGCGTCGCGAAGTAGTGTCCCGGTCTTTCAAAATTTTTGATTTTGAAAGGGTGGGGGAAGATTTTTGTCTGTCAAATGTGACGAGCTGTGACTCGTCGTTAGAAGCCACCGGCGAGCGCCTGGGCACTTGCGTTTGGAAATTGGCGGGAAAAGAAGTCTGGATCGTCGTGTTTTGAATGCCCTATTGTAGACGACTTTGACCTATCTATAGAAATATACTGACGCAAATCGCGGTAAAAAACCCTAGCACCGGCGGCGATCAAATCTTCAACCTTGTGATCGATGTGATTGTTTTGTGGTACATATTTTGAAACGTATTTCTCCATATTAGGGACGTGCATCAGGTAACATTTCATCGAACTGATCCATCGCAACTTTTCGAAGCCGGGTCGATGCCCTTCTTGGTCTGGGAACCGAGAAAGGCAGTGGAAGAACACCATCTCGAAATCATCACCGAGCGCGTCGATTGTGTTTTGAATTTCACCAAAAAACGACGAGTCGTGAATCATCACGTTGTCCTCTATGACCAATGCATATTTCACGCCTTCGCGACGGGCGCGGTCGAACACGCTCAGGTGTCCTTGCATCGCCCCGATCGCGCCGAGGTTGAAATACGTGATGTTCGGGCGACGAACCGAGGGGTTGTAGTGCATTTCCACGGCTTTCTTCATGTAGGCACTGTCGACCTGTCGTTCGAACAATCGCGCCTTGGCGATACTCTTTGTGTCGACCCCGTACACGACATCGATCGGGACGCCGTGTTGATTGTACTTCGCGAAAAACTCTTGGTGCCGGTCTGTCGAGTCGCGAAGGGTCAAGAGGTAGGGTTGATACACGAGACGCGTCCGGCGTCGCAAAAGTAGGATCAACGCGACGACGAGGAGCGTCACACCAACTCTGAGCGCGATCATACTGTACCCTGAGAGGAAAAATCACACGCTCTGCCACCCAAGTCGTAGTTACCGTTGTTACTGCCGAGCTCGGCGCGATTTTGGTTGATGAACGCCTTCGTCGTGACACACTTGAACATGTCCGTGTCCCGGAGCCAGTCGGAAAGGGTGTGATCGTTCCTGTGCTTCCAGTACACGACACCGTCCCGTTCCATGTACCGAGTGAGGAATTCCTTCTTACACACCAGGGCGTGATTACACAGAAGCTGAGCCTCTCTCGGCGCGCGCCACACGTGTTCGGTGATCTGTGTGAACGGCTTGTCACAGTTGGACCAGCAATACCCAAGAAACAAAATCTGACCCTCTG